TAAGACCTCACCTTTTTCTTCTTTATTAGTGAAACATGTTATATAAACACTATGATAACCTGGATCCACTAAAACTGTCCATCTCCTTGGGTCAACCTCAGAGTATGCGTTAAACATTTTAAGAACTACAAAGCCATTATCTTTTAATCTCTTAATAAAATAACCAGCAGTTTTAATTTTATTTTTTACTTTATGCTCGGACCAATCTTTTTTCATATACTAATTAATTAATGCAGAAATAATATAAATCAATTGAGTATCACCTTTTTGAAAATCACAAGTAATAACACCCATATCAGTATTAATATTAAACTTTACTTCCCTACTACCACCAAAACTTATAAGTCTAAATGAATCAAAATTTACCGGTAAAGGTTTTTCAATATTACCTTCATATTCTTCACTAATTAAGCAAACAAAGTTATCTGAGTTATGCCTAGACCTATCACCCAATTCGCTATAAATTTTATTATCTTCTTCAAATATATAAACTTTAGACGTTTCAGTAGCAAATGTACTACCTTTAAATAAAGTATTGAGTTCTTTTTCTTTAACAGTAAAGTTAGTATTAAAGTTTAATTGCTTTATCTTTTCAACGTTTAAGTTAGGTTGCTTAATAATACCATCGTCTAATAAATGATACTTAAACTTATAACCATTTTCATTATAAGCAATATTATTTGCATTAATTTGCAATTTAATATCTACTGAAGGTATAATATCTAAAACTCTAACAAGCTTTTTTATATCCGGTAAATTAAGAGTAGTTTTATCAGCTAGATCAGTTTCTATTTCTATAGAAGTTCTACATACAATAGTTGCATCTGCAGATGATAAAGTACAATTTATTCTACTACCATCAATAGATAATATACATGCATCGTTAAGATTTGAGACCGGTACTAAAAAATTAGATACAAAGTCTTTTTTATTTTTTATTTTTAAATAACCCATAAACTAAATCTATTATATTAGACTTCCTCTTTATTATCCACTGACTTTTTTTTTGTTTGCTTCTTAATAGGTAAAGAAGTAACTTTTGAATTTTTAATTATTACCGTTAAGTCGTCTACTTTTTTATGTAATCGATCGATACGAGTTGACATCTTTTCAATTAATAAAAATAATTGATCTTTTTCCGTTATATCAAAATTTAAAGCTAATTGATTATCATCTAGATAAGGCTGCTTTACTTCTTGCTGTATCGGTAATATAGGTTGCTGGACCACCGGTTGAGGAGGAGGAACAGCCAGTTCAGGTTGTGATACTGACTGCTGAGGCTCTTTGCTCTGCGGTTGAGCATAAACTTGTTCAATTTGTTTCTTTATTTCTTCCCCCGCCCCCCTCTTCAAAGTGGTAGACTCACCGATAATATTACCATCCATTTTTTTTGCTTCACCATACATATTACCCATAAAGTTAAGTAATACTGATCTTTCTTCCTCAGGTGATAGCTGACGCGAACCTTCTCCTGGCGGTGCACCACGACCTGAATTATCAGGCACATCAGGCATTGGTATCATTTCTGGCATTTGATTGCTCATATTATTAAACGTCTAAACCTTCAAGTAGCTCTTTTAGAACTTCATCTTCATTGTCATCTTGTTTAGTTTCTGTAACAGGGGCTGCTACAGGTACAGCTTCAATCGGTGTATCAACAACTACATTTTCTACAACATTATTATCAACTGATGCATCTCTAACATAATAATGCTCATCCATCATAGCCTTTAACTCATCAGCACTCTTTACATTAAATACACTAGATAGTTCGAATACATTATCATAAAGTTCTTTATGTTTATCTTCATCTAGATTATCAATCGCACCAGGCATGCCAAACTTAGATGATACATAAGTCGGAAAGTCACCTTGCTTTTCAACCTTAACTCTAAAATTACAACCGTTAGGTCCTAGATCAAAAATACGAGCACCTAATTCACTAGCATCTTCACCTTCAATAGCATCAGTAATAATATTATGAATTTGCTTACCATAACGAAGCATTTTTACTTTACCATTATTTTCAGGATTAACAGGGTCATTAACAACATATACATTAACTAACCACTTTTCAGAACGCATAATTGCTTTAGCCTTTTCTTTTTCTTCTTCATTACCAGTACGAAGAATCTTATAACGCTCTTCAGCAATAGGATCTCTTTCACCAAAGGTCTGAAGAGATATTGCACTAGTATATTGACCGGTTGCAAAACTATTCCAACCATGCTGAAAATAATGAAAGAACGTCTTAGAAGGGTCTTTAGCAAAAGGTAACAACCTTACTGTAAAAGTATTACCAGGAGGAGTCTTAAGGATATCACCTATCGCACTCTTATTATTATTATTATCTGCTGCTAGAGCAGACTTAATACTATCGAACATTGAACTTGTTATATTACTCATACTTTAATTATAGATTATGTTTTCGGCTTTTCAACGAATATTTTAAAATTATTAATTATTTTTTTTGCTTTTGAGCTAGAATAGTATTTTGTTCTAATATAATTAAGTCTAGAAAAATTTGAACTATACATATTTTTTATATCAGTATCTATTGAACCAACAACCTTTTCAAAATTACTAAAAGCAAATAGAATAAAGATTATAACATCCCTATTTTTAATATGTTTGAGAAAAACATTATATTCACCTTCCCTTATTGTAAGATAATCTTTAATATTAATATCTTTTTCTTTACAATAGTTGTAAATGAATTTTATAGATTCTTGCATTTTAGATAATGTTTTATCATCATCTGGATTATTCAAAAGAAACTTATCATTATATGATGTATAAGCTTTTATTGCTTTTTGACTCAAATAAAATTTTAAATCGAAATAATTTTCATCATAAACGAAATAAGGGGCTTCAAAAAAGTCTTTAACTTTTAGGTGATTAAATTTATTAAAAAACCTACTTAATTTTGTTATTAGTATATAATTTTCATCCGGAAAATTATCAAAATTCTTTCTATATCTAACCGGTTTGTTATTTATTTTTTTACTAACTTCTAAAAAATTGTTATAGATTACTTTTTCTTTTTCAGTCATTAAATCCTTCAAATTTATTCAAAAATTTGGTTACGTATTTACTTTTTGTTACTGATGGTTCAGTTTGTATATATTTTTTAATAGCAGTGAAATCATTTTCTTCTTCGATAATACTAATAAAAATATCTCGTAATGCTTTATCTTCGAGTATTTTTAAAAAAACGGTTGCAAAGTTCATCTTTTTATCGTTTACTAAAGATACAAAAGTACAAAAGGAATAAAATGATTGTTCAAATTCTCGGGTTTGTATATTTTCAAATGGTATATTATTTTTCATTTATTGGTTTAAGAAATTTAGTAATGTTAATTATAGAATCGTTTAAAATTCCACCTGCGGCATCTTCATGACCCCCACCTTCTATTAGTTTTGAAGCTAACTTACCCATATTTAAAGTACATTCTTTACTACGTCTCATATATACGCTTTTACCTTTAATGTTAATCATGATAACAAAATCAACCTTATATTTTTCTATAATATTTTCTGCAATTTCATTCGGACTAAAAGTTACCATTACACCAGCAATATTATAATCATTACCTCCGATTTTAATACTACCTGTATGGATAACTTCTTCTTTAAAAAATCTATCGATTTTACTCTCTATAATTTTTAAGGCATTTTTATGGAATTGATTAAAGCCGAAAAAACCAGCTTTAAAATCTTCTTCAAATTTATTAACTCTATCACCGGTATAAGACCAAAATACTTGGTTTAATGGTTTACTGAACGGTAACTTTAAAGTATAACTATCATAATCATCAATTAATTTTATTAGAAGTTTTTGATTCTTATTTAACTTACCATCTAACTTAAATGTATCGTAAATTAATTTAGTACATGATGTGTAGTCTTTGACAATAGGTTTAGCATTCTTATAATAACTAACCAACTCAGTATGTTCTTTATGGTGATCAATAATTATAACATTCTTAAAGTCACATAATTTTATTTCATCTTCTTTTAAATTTAGATCTGATATAATAACTAAATCATATTTTTTAAAATCGAAAAAAGCAATATCAACTAAAAACTTTTTTTCAGTAGTTACACTATAAGATACAGATGCGTTCTCGTAAGCATATTTTAAGCATAGATATGAACCCGCACCGTCTAGATCTGCATCAGTAATTATATGGATCTTAGGCATTAATTTTATTTAGTTCCTCTTTTTAATTACTCAACATGCTAAGAGTATTAGTTAAATCAGACATTTCACTTCCTTCATCATCAACGTTTAACGTCTCATCTTCAGAAATAGTCAAAGTATCATAATCTAACCGTAATGCTGTATGCCCATAATTAGCACCATATCTATTTTTCATCATACCCATTTTAACTATACCTAATTCTTTATCTTCATCATCTTGAAAGATACTAAAAATACAGTCAGCAGTAGCGGCCATTCCAATAGATTCTGATATTGTATCTAAACCAGGGTTCGCTTCATCGTAACCAGATCTATTTAACTGAGTAGCAGAAATAAACGGGCATTCAAAAACATAACTTAAAGCACGAATACCTTCTGCAACATGCTTAACTCTTTCATAAGAATTATCACCAAGGGGGCTCTTTAACAAATTTAAGTAATCAAGTACTACCGCATCAACTTTAATACCTCTATTTTTTAATTCTGTAATATAGCCTTGTATATTCTGAGGCGTAACAGTACTCGGAGGAAACTCTTTAATTAAAATCTTACTATTAGGTTTACCATTATTATAACTCTTTATTTGAGCTGATAAAGATTGACCAGCTCCTTTCAATTCTCTCATCGGTATTCTAGTTATATTAGATGATAACCTTCTTGCATATATCATCTCTGACATTTCAAGACTTATAACTAAAACTGTCTTACCTTTAGAAGCTATATTACAAGCTATATTACCTAAAAATATAGATTTACCAACATTAGCTTCACCAGCAAATACGTACAACGATCTACCATTTTGTAAGAAACCTCCATCTATTTTATCATCTAACCATTTCCAACCAGAAGATATTGTAGGTTGGTCTACGTTTAGATCATCTACAACCTTATCAATATTTTCAAATAAATCTAAACCTATCTCTTCCTTTAAATTAACGTTACAGCTTTTTTCAAAACTATCTAAAATAAAACTTGTATTAACTTCACCTTTACTAACGTCCTCAGCAACGGATAACATTGTATTGTATATTGCTCTTTCTTTTAAGAACCGTTCAGTATTAGAAGTTAACTCTTCATCATTAAAGTTCTTATCAATATTAGGAAAATTCTTTACAACTGATCTAAAACTTTCTTTTAGTTCATCATTAATTAAGTATGACTTTAATTCAGTAATAGTAGGTATACTCTGCCTCTTAATATAGAAATTAGTTATTAAACCGAAAACAGTCTTTATATTTTTATCATTAAAGTAGTCCGGCTTTATATGGTCTATAATTTGAGTTAAATAACTTTCGTTAGTCAAACTCTTATAAACTATAACCTGCTCATAATAATCTAAATTTAATCTACCTATATCTTCCATTATCTTCTTTCAATATCTTGTTCAATACATTCTTTACCATATTGTATTTCACAAACAATACATTCACTATTACTAATATTAGCTGGTTTATGCCAATTCTCAACTGGTATATCAATTATATTATTTTTATAATAAATTTTACCATTAACAGATAGTTCACCTTCCAATACAAACCAATGTTCACTTCTTTTAAAATGACGTTGATCACTTAATGATTCACCTGGGTTAATATGCAAAGTTTTTATCTTACAACCGTTACGTTCAAATAAAACATCATAACTACCCCAGCTCGTTTTAGTTATTTTTCCCATCTTTGCAATATCCAACTGCTACTATTTTTTTTATCTGCTCCTCCAACCCCATATTGAAAAATAATTTCTTTATCGTCAAATAACCCAGGAGCCTCTTCCGGAACATTACCTTGTTTTCTATCTCCTCCATTAGCAAATATGATTCTATTAAAGGGGAATAGCATTATAACATTTCTTATAGCTTCAATTGCAGTACCATCGTCATCATTAAAGAGAATGCAGTTATCAACGTATTTTAATGCTGATACTATTTCAAATCTTTCAGATAAAGATAAAAAG